CTGGGTATTTCTTATACCCCATTGATTAGTGTCAGGATCCCATCCAATTAATTCTGTTGGAATGAATTTTAACCCATTAGGTACGCGGTCAAATACTCTATCATGATTAACTTCAATGAATGCATCGCCTGTGCATTTCCATGAAGGTAGTATTTGTTTGACTAAACTACTGAATGTAGCTTCATCATATAAACCTGATGGATGGTTGAATAAATTATTTAAATAGTTAACACGAGCAAAATCAACATAATCTGTTTGTGGATTGTTAATACTGAACCCATTGTTTAATAATTCATCACAGTAAACTCCACAGCATCTACGAACCCACGCATTGTAGTGGAATGCGTCATAGTACGTTTGTAGTAGGTTTATGCTTTTATCTTGATTAGGGAATGCCCATTTATATTCACGAATATATGATTCAAGTAAACTATTCATTTCTGGTTTTCTTAATAATGGTAGTTTATTTGATAATGAGTTAACTATTGATTTAGCTGTGTTAATTATTCCCATAATCTTATTTCTCCTTCTCTTTTTCCTTATTTTTTTTATATTATTCTTTTTTTTATAAATCTACAATATCAAATACAATATCTCCAATAAAGTTATCATTAAGATAGTTAAATATGTGTGAAGTAGCATCCACAATGTCGTCATTTTGACCATTAGGGAATGCTTTGAATTCATTAATGAATATTTGTCTTAATTTATCGTCAGCTATATCAACATAGACTTCACCATCAAATATTTTATTTTTCAATGGTGTAGCACGGTCAGCTTTACTATTGTTAGGAACAGCTTTACCTCGTTCTACAAAGTAACCTATTAATTGCTCTTCCCATTCATCGAATAATATTTGGCCTGCAGCAGCCACTCCTGTTTCAATAACATTAATATTATCATGACCATCAAAATGGACTTGATCTTTAACAGTATTTTTTGTATTTTTACCGAATTGACCATATAAGTAATCAGTGATTAATACACTTTTATTATCATCTAAAACATACATTGGTACACCGGCGGTGTAATCGTTTTTACCAGGGTCGCTTGAAGCTATATCGTAACCCCGACCCATTTGTATAGTTTCCATATCTGGACGATACCAATGTATTTTACTTAAGTCAAAGAAGTCTGATGTATCATCGATTGGTTTCTGTTGGTAGATAGATTGGAATACTCTTTCACCAACGGATTCTCTTTTCTTTTCTAATACTTCTATACTGTATCTTTCCGGCCATAATGGAGTTCCATCATCTTTAATAGCAGCGAATTCTATGAAGTAGTAATCATCTGCACGATCTCTTTTGAATACTCCCTGCAGGTCTCCACTTGACCAGCGAGTATGGAGTAAAACAAGCTTCGTTTGGGGTTCGATACGTTGTTCTATGATTGTATCAAACCAATCTACCTTTTTCTGCAATAATGTTGGGGTTATATCTTTAAAACCAGAATATATATCATCGAGAATTATGTAATCTGCATCTTGACCTGTGATTGAGCCGTCCGCTCCAACAAGTCTTATGCTTCCCTGATATAATGTACCTTCACGGTCACAGAACATTAAATGGTCTTTTGCATGTTTAATGTCTGATAAGTAAACATTGAAGTATTCACCATAACGGGCAACAGCTTCTTTTAATTGTATACCAAACTTTTCAGATAAAGTAGCTGAATTATTCACAATTAAAATATTCAAATCAGGGTCTTGGAATATTAACCATAATGGAAAAGCTAATGTAACCATACTTGACTTTGAGTGTCTTGGTGGCATTGCAACACATAAACGCTCAATATCACCTAGATAAACCATTGTCAATAATTCACTTAATTCATTAATATGATCTGCTTCAACAATATCTTTATATCGTGAAGCAATAAATGTCATGTAAAACTCATACAAATCATCTAATATTTCCTCCCAATCATCCACCGTCAGATTTTGATTTGGATTTAGATTTTCTAAGCTTTCGTTTGGCATTTAATCTCTCACGAATCTTATTAGTATCAAATAATTGACTTAAATCATTCATATTATTCTCAACATTAACTTCAACATTATTCTCTTGACTTTTAATGAAATCCAAATACAATTTTTGTGCATTACGTTTTTCACTAGCAACATCTTTCCAGGAAGTATTTGAATCAGGGTCATCAGCTTCAGATTCCATCTTACGAACTGCATCAGGATAATCACGACTAACATCAAGCAAACCTTGAATTTGTTCCGCAGTAGCTTCAGCTATTCCTCTACCAATAACGGTTCCTTCCTGAA